CAACCGGGGGGAAGCGTTGCTTGTTTGACGTGATTACCCTGCTCCGCGCGTACACCAAACTGGTGGCTGATGAGCCAACAGTGGAACAAATGGATAAATTCCTGAATGGTGTTTGTGCTGAGGACCAAGAGGTGCCAACCTCTATTACGGAAGGTGTGAAGAGATCCGCACGCTTGTGTGGCATGAAGTTGAAATTGGACTCATGCGCGCCCTATTGGACGTACATGCCCTCTCCTAATAAAAGGGTGCCGTCAATTGACGGAAAAAATCACCCTGAGGGAACCCACTGGATGAACCAATGGGCCGATCTTCATATGTCACGGTACGGCTTGGATTTTATGTGGAAGTTCCCCGAGATCACAAAGGATCTGTTAGGGTCATGGGAACCGGAGGTTGACGTTCTAGGACCTGGTAATAAAAACAGGTGGAAGACCGACTCCGTGGGCGCAATAGGGTTCATCCAAGAACCTGGTTATAAGCTGCGCTCTGTGGCAAACCCGAATAGGGTGTACCAGATGGCATTGAAGCCTCTGGGAGATAGCTTGTTTGGTCTACTCAAGACCTTGCCGTGGGATTGTACCCACGACCAAGCGATTGCCATACCACATATCCAGAAACACCTTTCGGCTGGCAAAGTCGTTCATTGTGTAGATCTGTCATCCGCCACGGATTATTTCCCTTTGGCTCTGCAGCTCTCTGCACTTCGCGAAATAGTAATGCCGGCTTCCCGGGATTACGTTGGTGCCTTTGAGTATCTCTCTAGGGCGCCTTGGCGGTTGAAGGATTCCACCATTCGGTGGACCAAAGGACAGCCCCTCGGGTTGTACCCTTCCTTCGCCTCTTTCGCGTTGACACATGGATTACTGCTTCACTCCCTGAATGGTTATAAGCACGAAATGGATTTCTTTGTGCTTGGGGATGACGTTGTTATCCTGAACGACCGATTGTTCGTCGAGTATATCGCAGCTCTTAAAGAGCTAGGCTGCCCTGTGAACGAAGCGAAGAGTTTGAATTCTAAGCTTTCTGCTGAGTTTGCAGGTAAAATCGTCACGAAGGGAGAAGTTTTCCCTCAGCCGAAATGGCGAAGTCTGTCGGACGAGAATTTCCTTGATGTCCTAAGACTACTCGGTGAACGTGCTCTACTTCTTCTGCGGCCTCGGCAACGTCGTGTCGCCAAGGTCCTCTGGGACATCCCCGAATTCTTGGGGGGTGTAGGATTTAACCCAGACGGAATCCCTCTCAGTGTACGTTATCAAAAGTACATTGAACTTCTGGAGGGGGAAGATCGCGGAGAATACCTCATGGGCTTTGACGGTCAGCTAAACCGGTTTTTTAATCCGGAGCAGCCAACTGAAGGTGTCCTACC